GGATATTTTTGTATTAGCTCTCTCACGTTATGAAATATATATTCTGGTGTTGCTTTTATTTTTTTTGATATATGGGGTAAAAACTTAAAGCTGACAGCGTGACTTAATGTATCCTCAATCAAAACAATTAAATTAATATTTTCCTCTTTTGCTCTGGTTATTTCTTTTTCAAATCTATCTAGGTTTTTAACGCTCATGGTGGAAATAAAATCAGCTAAAGATTTTCTTTCTATAAAACAATTGCACGTTAACTTTGGTTCACTAAAAGTATAATCCCCCACAGATAGCGTTGTGAGTACAGTGCTGTAATCATTAAACTTTAAAGGCAATTGCTCTCTTGTGTCTACATGTATGGAATATTGCGGCTTAGCGTATTCTTTGCCTTCAACCATTTCGGTGGGCAGTTGGTATTTATTTTTGAACCCCATTTCTTCGCAAACCTTGTAATACCCATCTAAGATCTCTCGCAGATACTGAATGGGTGGCGAAAGTATTGTCCTGAGCTCTACTTGAGTTGGCGCATAAATAAGCCCCTTGTCATTTTTTCTTTTTAATAGAATGTTTTTACAGTAAGCTTGAGCCTCCACCTTGTCAACTGATTTTAGCCAAAGCCTAAGATTGGTTCTAGAGTTGAAGTCCGTAGAAAAATATTGTTCTAATGTTTTATACTTGATGATGTTGTTGTCATGAAGGTCGTACCTTGGAAAATACTTTTGATAATACCCCACAACCCTTAGGTCGTGAGCCTTAAGGTGAGCGTGCAGTTGTCTGTGCGTTTCAAATTGTTTTTGACAAGCTTGGCAAGTTGGTTCTGGTACAATCACCTTACTCATCTAATATTTCTCCTTGGCTTATACCCATGATTCTACATTTAATTTCGTCCATGCCTTCTAGATTTTTCACTTCATCTGCTACCGCCTTTTTTCTTACGTTAGCCAGATCTATCAGTTTCTTTCTACTCTCTTCTTCTTTCCAGAGCTGGACAAGGTTTAGCACGCTTGCGTTTTCCTTAATTTTGTTTTTAAGTATGTCGCTTCTTTTCTGCTTTAAGGAGTCTAGTAACTTTTGCTGCCTGTTGATGCATTGGTTGTATTCTGTCTGAGCAGAGCTGATGGCGTCTACGAGAGCCATGGCGATCCGTCTTCCTTCTGTATCTTCCGCGGCGGTATCAAGCAACACTTGGAGCCTTTCCGTCCTTCTCTGGATGCTGGCAGCAATAATAACCTCTGTAGAAAGAACTATATATTGATCTACTTCCTCTTGGGATAGATCTGGTTTGTCGTGAGTATACCTTATAAAGCTACTCTCAAACAGTTCTCTGTCTGTTTGAGACGAGTAAGTATTAATTTGATGATAAAATCTGAAAGTACTCAAATAATTAATTAAAGAACTTATATTCTTTTTAACAGAGCTTGTAATCTTGTTTTTATCGATTGCGTTGTTAACGTACCTATTAACCGTGTTGACAGTCTTATCGAAGGTTTTTGGCGGCTTGTATTCTGAGCTCGGAACCTCATTGGGGTCTTCGTACGGTTCTAAGTCTAAAGATTTTATATAATCGTTTACGGCCCTGACTTCTTGGTGGAGATTCGTAAGGCTTGGGTTGGCGAAAATAACGCACGCTATCTCTCTCCCATTCATCGTGCCTACGTTGTTATCTATAAATTGTTTATGATCCCCAGTAAGTTCTGTTTTTTCTTTCGCTTGGTATTCCTGCGCGCCTCTTGCTTTTATTTTCCTTGTCGCCAAGAAGGCTTTAATTTCCCTCCCTTCCTTGCTTCTGCCGTCTAGCTCTGGGGCGTTTGGGTAAGCAATTCTTATCAACTCTAATAATGACGGCGGATTCTCTAATCGAGAATTCCATTCATTGAGAATTTTTTCCTCCCACTCTTCGCCGGAAGAGCTATGCTGAGACTGGCTCATTTTCTTTTTCTGGCTCTTTCGTTTTAAATTTATCTGCGATTTCGATCCAAGGCTCCCAATATGGATCACCATAGTCTGCGAGTATTTCTTCGTTTGCTTCTATGTCTCTTATCGCCTGAATCATGAATTTAGACTTGTTTGGGACAGGCCAAAACATAACATTATATCCTGCGTCAAGTATGAGTTTATTCTTGTCTTCTCCGCTAACCCCTTCGAGGTTTAATCTGTTTTGCCAGTTTCTGGCGTCATTTATAAATCCCCCTAGCCCCATTTCTGATTTACAAATAGCTGGATGGCAATCTATCACGACACTTTTGGGCTTGTGTATAAGAGAGTATAAAAGGGGTGCGGTTTTGAAGCTAGCTGCAGATTTCAAGTACTCGTATCTTCTTGTTACCTCTTCGCATTTTACTGTTCCATCATCACAGAGTTCTGCGTCGTAAAATTCATCCCCTTTATATTCACACACGGGTGTTCCTGCGTTTATTGGTATTCCAGTAAATAGGCCAATTCCTGCGCCGGGAATTGCCGACACGCCTAGCATTAATCCGTTCGCGTACTCATCGTTTATTTTCATAACAAATCTAATTCTCCTTTTCTTAAGTATTTTTTAACTTTTTCAATAATTTTTTTTCTTATGTTTTTAATTTGTTTGTATCCCGGCTTACGGTTCTTTTCGTTAGACTTGAATCCTAATTCTTTTGCTACTTCTTCTTCCTCTTTGTTGTCTATGAATAACCCCTTATAAACCGACCACTCGTTGGGCTTCAGGATCTCTTTCATTTTCTTATGTAAATCGTCCGCATATTTTTCTACGTCTATGGACTGGTCAAACCCTATATGGTCAACTTCGTGAATGTGGTCATCTAAGGCAAGCGGTATTTTAATGTTGTAGGCTTTTTTCTTTGTTTTTTCCCACTTTGCGTAAAGCGGACATGCGTTGCATTGTTTTTCGTATATTTTACATCCATCAGGGGGCTCAGCTTCAACACATTTTAGACACGGTCTACTAAAATTTCCATAGTTATTCCGTATTAAGTTTTTGATTTGATTTGAAATTATCCTATTTACCCAAGGTCCCAAGGGTTTGTCGGGGTCATATAGGTGCCATTTTTCATTTATGTGAATCCTTATTATTTGCGAAACATCATCATAATCCATCCAGTGAAGGGAGGTTAGACTCCACTTACCCCTTCTCTTTGATATTTCTTTATTTATAAAATCTACGCACTCTTCGAACGTAGGTTTCTTAGCTGTATTTTTTTCACTTTCATTTTGAGTCATCTTTCTGAGCTGGACTTCGCCTTAACGATCCTGCTTCCTTTTTGAATTGCTCCATGGCTTGTTCTTTGGTGGTTTTTGGTTGATTTGGCGAAGGGGGGAGGCCGCCTGCGCTGCTGTCTAGCGTTCCTACTAATGACCCAAGCGTTTCGGGTCGGGGCGTAAAACTCGCGTCGAGCTCAAAATCAAGCCCACCTATGTCGGGCACCCTAGTAGCTTCATCTTCTTCGATTGCGCTTTCGTCAGAAAGGCTTGACGCGTCTGAGCCCTTGTCTTGGCCTAGCTGCGCCCCACACTTAGAGCAAAACTTAGGTTTGTCCCTAGGAGAGAATTCCATTTTGGCCCCGCAAGAATAGCAATATGTTTTCATGTCTGTTAACTATATTATAGTAGATATTAAAAAGAAATATAAATTTTTATGTGTAATCTGCGTTAGACGTAAAATGAAAAAAAAGCTCAAAACAATCATGGATCTAAGCTTTCCTTTCTGTAAAAACGAAAACGATCAGCTTGCTCTGTATTTTCAAAAAATAAATTCCATAGCTCATGATGCTGAAATTTACATTAACCAACACGGGTTAAGCAAAGAAAACCACTGGACAGAAAAGCATTATAAAAATCACCACAAGCCTTAACGGGTTATTAAAGATCTAAATAGCTCAAGTATTCGCTTGGGGTTTGAAACTTAATTAAAATTTCGTCAGCCAGTTTTTTAGGTATACCGTCTTCTATCGCAAAACCCTCGTTCTCAGCCCATTCCCATTTTTTTAAATTAACCCTAAAGCAAGACAGCGTGTTGTGAATTTTGGTTTCTTCTATGACTAGGCATACCAGCTTTTTTCCGTTAGAAACAAAGGCTGCGTTTTCCATCTTAGTCTCTATAATCGCAAGGGGTGAATCTACTTCTCGAGACAGGTTCTTAAGGTTTTCAAATTCTTTTCTTAGAGCCTTATGCATTATTTCTCCTCGTCAGCAAGACTTTGAAGCTTCTTAATGATAAACTTAACTAGCTCCGACCTCATGATGTCTTCTTCTGAAAAGTTGAACGAATACACGCCCATGTTTACGCTTTCTTCGTCAGAAAAGATATGCGATAGCCCTTCAAACCCTCCCTGCGTGTTTTCGCTTTTTAAGTCAGTTTGCATTGGGTCGGCTAAAATAAAACATCTGCATCCTTCTCCCATCCTTGTGAGCACGGTTATGATTTCTTTTATAGAGCTGTTTTGGGCCTCGTCGAGAATAATGCATTTATGCTTCCAGTTCATGCCTCTTGCAAAATTAACCGGAAACATGGAGACTCTTTTTTGGTCTTCTAACTTTTGAACGCTGCTCTCCATAAGCAATTCGTCAAGCTTGTCAAGAAAGGGCAAATTATAAAACCTTAATTTTTCGTTTGCATCTCCGGGGAGATACCCCAAGCTTTTATCGGAGCTCTCTACGGCAGACCGTAAGTACATTATGTCATCGGCAGCCTTCATGTTTAAAAGCTGAAGACCGCAATACACAGAAAGAAGAGTCTTCGCTGTTCCTGCTGGTCCATTGACAAAAACTATATTCGTTGATG